CGAAGGCATCTCCTTCAGGCCGGTGCGCTTATGCATGAAGAAGGCAGTGCCACTGTCCTCCTCATGCTCAGTCAGGTACGCCACGCAGGTGTAGTTTCCGGACTGACGGTCGCTATGGATGTACGCCTTTTCCATGCCTTCATTCGTGATCCGGAAGAACATGCTGTTGGGTACGACAATGCCATTCGTGGCCCGCATGAGAGATTCGACCATCAGAGCATGATCGCCCCAAAATCCCATGCCTTCGTAGACCGAACTGCCGACTTCACCCTTATTGGGATTCCACGTATCAAATCCGGCGGCAAAGGCCGACTGTCGAACCTAATCAACCTTTTCGCAGAAGTCGTCAACAACAATGTAGCTCATAGATATCCCTTGGGAATTTTCTGATCAGCCATCACAGACCGCCATTAATCTGTTCCTGCTTATAGGAGGGAAGCTTGCTGATCTGGCTTGATCCCGGGAGCGCCGCAGCCTGAGATACGGTCGTTTGAGTATTCACTGTCTCGGTGATGGCAGATACCTGCGCGCCGGCCTATACAAGGCCCTACTGGACGCTCACAACGGATGCCTGGACGGCGTTCTGGGTCACGACCACATCTGCCACGGTCGGAGCATCGATGCCACCTAAGCGGCGATTAGCGATCTCTTGGAAGAACTTGTACCAAGGCTGCGCCATGCGGCCACTTGAGTCCAAAACCGGCACATTGGCGTTCGGAATCCAATTGACCGATCTCGGGGCCGCCTTACTGCCAGCCCAGGCCACCGTTCCGGCTGCCGAAGCCGCGCCTGCGACAGTTCCACAAAACGAACCCATTGACTTGATCGGCGAGCTGGCTGATCGAACGCCAGCTACCGTTATGCAAGTCGATGTTGCCATTAGTTAGGCAGGCCAATCGACCATGTATTGATCGTATGGGTGCCGCCGCCGGCATAGACTTCCTCGGTGATCGTAGAGACTACACAGGCCGTGCCGCCGGTACTTGTGATATCGATAGCGGCGCCACCAGCCGTGGCTGCAAGCTGGAAGGTGTCAGTAGTGACGTTTACCGCGAAATAGATCGTTCCTTCCGTAAGGCCCGAGGGGACGGTATCGCCATAAATGACGAGCTTCTAATTGGCCGAATAACCGTGGGCCGGACAGGTGAAAATGTCCGTGGCTGGAGCGGCAATGAACTCCTTTGGATTGCCAGCATTAGGCGAGTAGCCCACATAGGTGCCGCCGTTCCACAGGCTGAGCCAGCGCACTGTTGCGCCAGTTGGGATGGAAAGATTGACCGGGGCGGAGAGAGATCGAACTCCAGCCGATGAGGCGGCGAAGTTTGCAGCAACGCGGACATAAGATCCGCCCGTCAGTTCGTTAGACCCAGTGCCGCCAGGGAAGCCATTATGAGCCCCCATGACCGTAATGGTCACGGCGTTCAACATAATATCCTTCGTCGCTGTTACCAAGCTCATTTGATGGCCTTGCTGGCTGTTAGGTTAACGCCATAGATGGCGATCTTGACGGGCTCGGTCGTGCGAAGTCGGTAGACACGACGCCGGGACAGCCCAAGACGGCGGACGATGCCTCGCTGACGGAAATCACCGATCTTCCCCATGTGAATGTCGCGCTCATTGCTATAGGTCCGGCAGCCGTCATCGGACCAAGCTAGACGCCATTTGGGGTTATAGCCCGGGTCTGGGAATGAAAGTCCATCCAGCCCCACACCCATTTCACCGATTAGCTCAAGCTCGCTATGCCGAATCCACTTATTCTCGCTCTCGATGACGGCCCAGGCTCGTTCTCGCTCGATCAGGTTCCCATTATCGGTATAGGTATCGAGGTCCAGAACGTAGAGATTGCCGTTCGCGTAGTCTCCGACGATATGCTGACCGCCGAGGAACATATACGCATTGTCGCGTTGCTGCTCACGGACGCCCGTGATGGCGTTGTAGTACACCAGCTGCGTCCAGCGTTGGGATGATGCGTCAAATGACCATGTGGCGAAGCCGGGAAAGGTCAGGACGTAGTAGGTATGTCCATTCTGCTGGTAGCAATAGCCAAAGGCATTGGAAATATCGCCATAGGTAGCGATGGCCGTTTCTAGAGCATGCGTGGAGATACGCACCGGACTGTAGCCGATGGCCTGATAAACAAGTCCCGTGCCACTCTCGTTCTAGCCCATCCAAAATACGGTGTTATCCGACTTAGCTGGGCTGTATTTAGCGCAGCAGCCATATTCCATAATGGCAGTTCGGGTGAATGGCAGGTCCGGATCGGTGGCAGTCTGTGCAATTTCGACCGTTTGAGAGCCAAACAGCCACAATTCTCGGTGATCGGATAGAACTGCCACGATAGGATCGGGCTACGACTCCGCCGAGGCGAAATTCAATGCATCGATGGTCGTTGCATCATCAATCGGTGTCCATCCATAGGTGCCATTTTCCAGAGGATAGACGATATAGCTGTCTTGGTACGTGCCTTGGGCGGTTGTAGGTGCCCCGGCGATAGTGAGTAGATTGGTCTGTCCGTCAACGATTAGCTACCAGCCGTCCGAATGCATGATGACGAGCTGTGTATCGTTATTGACCATCTAGACGCGGCCCGATCCGCCGATGGACCCCACGTTCACTGTAGCCCCATTAGGGGCGACTCGATAAAGCTGGCTACCAGCTACTACCCAGCCAACTCCGAAGGCTGTGTGCTGGCCTCTGATGGCTGCAGAGCCCAATGAGGCGAACAGGCGTCGGCCAGGTGCGCCAAAGAACATGCCTGACTCGGCACTTCCGGGCGGCGCAGGCTCAAAATAGAGGTTTACGAGCGTCTAAGCAGCCAGAGGAAGCGACCGGGACTGGTAGCTTCCGCCGAGGAAGTCGGTAGCTGTCACCGTGCACGTACCGTCATGCGGGAGCCATGGGCTGACCGGTCGCGCTCGTTGCGATTAGCGGACAGCACGCGGGCCTTATATTGAGCCTTCCACATGGCAAGCCGGGAATCCTCTCCAAGGAATGGGGAAGCTTCGGCCAGCGCGGCATAAAGCCATATATCGGGGTATCGATTGAAAGCGGCATTCAGGCTGTTGACGATATCTGGCTGCTTCTTGTAGTAGCGACCTGCTACCACGGTTCCATCGCTCAGGGACGGGAAGAATGTTAGATTCGTGCCTTGCTGAGTGTACTGTCGGGCCGACCCAGATCCGCCGACCTTAAGGTTACGAAGCAATCCCTCTTCCGAAACGTAGTCCATGGGGTACTGCCCGGCCACCTATAGGGAAGTTGTTTCAAGGCAATCAGCAGGCAAAGCGGCGAGGTTGCCCGTCACAGTCAGCGCAAGCGGGCTCTCAAGCTCCGCGCAGCGCAACCCTGGCACGGGCTCACCCTGAGGGCCGAACGTTCCGTAGTAAACGACCTGCTCACCCAGAGAGATAAGCAGATCCAGCGTGGACTGATTCAAAGCACCCGTATTGGCATCGTCTCCGTCAATCATCGCCAGGACAGCGGATCGGAAGGCCGTGTAATTTGCAAACTGCATCAGACGCGGCCCTTAGCTACCCGGAAGCCTGAATACTGCGGATCATTGAGGAGGCGCGTCGCATGCGATGGATTCCGCATGAACTCAGCGAAGGTCACGCCGTTCTCATTGATGTACTTTTGAATGATGAATGCGGGAACCACTCCAAGCATCCTGAATTCGTTGTCACCTGTCTGGCCGTCGTTCTACAGGCGCTTGCAATGATCGGCCACTGATTTCAGATCATCCAGATTGGCCTCATACACATGGGCCTCATGGGTAGAACTGATTTCTTCAATGCGTGCGCGCATATATGCTCCGAAAAAGGAGGGGCGATGGTCTGCCCCTCCAGTTCATCCGGCGATTAGTTGCCGGTGGCGGTCAGGTCACGGATGGCGGCCAGCGGCTTTTCGTCGCGGACCACAAGGGTGACTTCCGTGCGGATCTGCCACTGCTTGGCATCGCCAACGGTCGCCAGCTGCTCTTTCTCAAACGGACGCAGCTGGCCCAGGGCCAGCTTGTCGTAGTCCACGAGGTAATCGGTGTTGATAAGGCCAGCACCGGCACCCGTCATCACGCGGTCCGGTACAACCTTGGTAACGCCATAGTCGTGGCCATAGAACGTGAAGGAAGTCTGCAAGATCACGTCGTTGGATGCCTTGGACTTGCTAACGCCAGGCTGCATCGCCACTTCGTTGGTGCGCTGCACGTTGGCCGTGAAGCTGGACACCTTCGTCTTATGGGACGGGGACACCAGCAGGACAGCCGAATCACCACCATTGGTGAACGCGCCAAGGATGACAGCCTTCAGGCTAGCTTCCACCAGAGGACGCAGCGTACCAAGCGTCGGAGCCGTATTGGTCACCGGGTTGGGGGCCACGCCGCCAGCACCAAAGTCATTGGTGGTGGCGATAAAGCCATACAGGCCGCGCATCTGACCACCCACACCAGACGTGCCAGTCACAGCAACCGGGTTACCAATGGCCGCCGCTTCGATGTCTCGGCGAAGCTCGATCATCTTCTTAGCGGTCAGGCGCGACAGTTCCGAACTACGACCGTACTTCTTGACCGTTTCCGCCGTGTTGGATACCGAAACCGTGTCCTAGAAAATCTGAGTACGATTGTTCAGCGGAGCGAACTGGGTCTGCGCGGCATAGGTCGCGTCAGCGCCTTCGATAGCGGCATTCGCGCCGTTCGGAGTGCGGTACGAATCACGGGTCCACTCGTGGAACACGTTCGCAACACCGATACGGTCGATGGACGA